TGCAGGTGATACTCCTGTGCTCATTGTTGGCATATACACAGACTGATACCAATCTGAATAGACACTTTCTGTCGTCTTATCTCCGGTCTTTGCTTTCACATAGCCATTCGCTAAAGGTCTGGCTTTCACTGCCAATGTTTCCGTCTGTACCTTTCTGGATTCTTCATTGGTCTTTGATTCAATCTTTGGACGGGATGCCGAGCAGTTATACAGCACATGGCGGATTTTCTTAATATCACCATCAAACTCGAAGAGTAGGGCAAAGCTCCCTGTCTCATTATGGGCATTTTCTACCAGCACCTTATTTTCATCTGCTTCCTCTTTTAAAATGTCCATTCGAAAAGACTCCGGTATCATCGCAAGCTCCAAATCCCCATCATATCCCATGTTGTTATTAATGATGTAATATTCCACACCATCAGCATAGAAGGATTCCGGTTCCCCATTTGGGTCAAGGCTTAAAGATACCGCGCCGGGTATTGCCACCGGTGCGGCAAAAGAAACCTCTCCTTCCTCCGTCACTGTAACCGCTGCATAGTGGACATCACAGATATTGAATTTTACTTTGTTATTCATTCGCTGCCTCCATTTCATAAAGCACCTCATACAGACGCTCCGATGCAATCCATACTTCGCTTTTCGAATAAAAAATACCGTGCTTCTCTAACACGGCTTCAATACGTTTCTCCAGCCCGATATCCTTTAAATCTGTATAGACTTCGATAACCAACTGGTTGATTTTATAATAGGGCATCCCATCCGCGGAAAAGTTATTCGCTTTTGGATATAAAAATACTGCAAAAGGCGGATCCGGTGCTTCCCCCTCCACAAAGTGGTCATAAGCATAGGGCAGTTCCATCTCCTCCATCATCATAAGCACTTGTTCATGTGTCATTTTTTCAGTCCCCTTTCGATTCCCTCCTTCAGTTCTCTGATTCCGGATTCTTCTGCCAGAGCAATGTGTGAAATGGCGGCTACTCTTCCTCCGCCCCGTTTTGCATGACCTTTTTCCAAAAGGTGGGTCAGCATATATCTTGTTGGGGAATGTACCACCACAAGCAATTCGCTGCTGCTTTCTTTGAACGTCTTCACCCTCCAGCTTTTCTTATACTTTCCGGTTAGTTTCGGCGCACTGCCTTCAATCTCTTTTTTTACAGTATTACCCGCCTTCTTTACACATTTTTTCATCTCATCGGTGGCAAGCTCGGCATACTCTAATAATCCCTCCATGATGGCTTCCGCCATCTCATCCACGCTTACTGTATTAGCCACATCCTCACCTCTTTACAACAGATGCCCTGATTTTCAACATCCTGTTCTGATAAAAACGATTGTCGATAAAAGTAATGTTATAAATCTGATTACGAAATAAGATACGGTAATGCTCTGAATCCATGCAGGCCGTCTCTGAGCAGTAACGAATCAGAAAATATAGTTCCTTCTCCTCATTTATCTGTGCCGCTTCCCAATATTCCCTGCCGGATAAATTGTTCGCCAGTGTACTGCACCTGTAATAATCCTCCCAGATAAGCTTATGGTTTCCTGCCGCATCGTTTCCCGCTGTGCTTTTCTGGATGATGATTTTATCCTTCCATTGCCCTAATGTCAATCAAAACACCTCCCGGCGCATTCCAAAAAGAAGGGAACGCAGAGTCTGTGTCAGATCATCATGATCGGCTTCCTCCCGATGCTCATACAAATATGCCACTACATACAGGACGGAGAGCCTAACCATTCTGGTTTCTTTTGTAAGCTGCTCCATATCCACTCTGGCGATATCCGCACTCATCTGTTCTCCTGTGGCAATCAGTCCGGTAATGAACTCATCTTCATCTGAAGAATCCAGCCGGAGGTACTGTTTCGCCTCTTCCAATGTCACTATCACTGCATTCACCTCTTTCTTTATGACAACACATCAAAAACAAAACTAATGATTGACTAGGCCTTAAGCGTCATTGTTTTAATAGCCTCTGATAAAATCAGCTTACCATCCACTCTCTGGGAAGCTAAAAATCCCACCTGCCCTGTAGCAGCAAAGAGTTCATTCAACCGCTTAAAGGAACGTCCCTGTCTGTCGGCAATCCAGTAATAGGAGAAGTCGCCAAATGCCATCACCTTATTTCCTCCTTCCAATACCGGGGCATAGGAAGTCGTATAATACGGACGGTTCAAAATCATGTCTGGTACTCCTGCCTGCACGCTCGGCTGCCAGATATAATTGTTATTGCCGTCTTTTAACTTCCTAAGAGCCTTAACAGTGGAATCATTCAATGCCCACACCGCCTTTTTACGATACGGAGATTTCAGGGAATGGAACAGATCCATCACATCGTCAAAGCTAATACTTGCTCCCGTTGTCGTGACTCCATCAGAAGCGCCGCCTGTTGCATGAAAGACACCTGTCGGCTTTCCAGTACCATCACCGATAAAGAAAGCTTCTTCTTCCTTTGCCCCGATTCTGCGTCCAAATTCTTTAGAAATATAGGCTTCTAAGTTGAAGGCACTATCGTTTAAAAGCTCATCGGATACCTTTAACATCGTGGCTACCTTATAAGTGCCAATAGATACCTGCCCAAAGGTGTCATCCGATTCCGGGTAAGCACCCTCTTCATCAATCCAGGTAGCTTCACCTTTAGAGGATACCACCGGGATTTTCCTGTCTCCGCTTGATGTCTGGATCACGGTAGCCAGCCTCCTGAAGATGTTTTCCTCTTCCAGTGCTTCTACTAAGGTTTTTTCAAACTCATCCGGTACCATATAACCGCCCTCAGAGTCTGTACCTACCTGTAAGGCATTCTGCACATCGTAGAAGTTCTTCTTACGCATATTGTTCCAGAAAGCCTTTTTGTACTCGCCGGATGCACGCCCGGTTTTTTCTTTTTCGGTCAGATTCTTCTGTGGTGCATTGGTAATTGGAGAAGACGTCGGACGGTTTAACTCTGCATCAATGGCAGACTGTCTTTCCAGCCGCTCAATCTCCTTACCCAGATTCACCACATCGGTTTCCATTTTTTCATAAGAAGCGGTATCCTCTGCAGACAACAGACCGTCATTTCCCCGCCTAACATCAAGGAATGTCTTAGCTGCTTCCCATGCCTTTGCTCTTTTCTCTCTCAATTCCAAAATCTTATCCATAATAAAAATCCTCCTTATTAGTGTGAGATGAGACTCAGTCTCTTATAAAACTGCTCAATCGGTGTCTTTTTGCCTTCCGGCTTCGGAATTAACTTAGACAGCAGGGAATTTGTAACAGCGGCCCTTGAAAACAGGATTGCTTCCAGCTCCTCTCTATTTTCTCCCTCTTTTTTTGCATTTCCCTCCTTTTTCTCAAAGAGGATTTTATCTGCGAACCCCAATTCCAATGCTTTTCTGGCATTAAACCATGATTCGGCATCCATCAAATGAGAGAGGCGGGTACGGGAAATCCCCGTCTTTACCTCATAGGCATTCATGATACTTTCCTTAACTTCTGAGAGCATATCGATTGCCCTTGCCATCTCCTTTTCATCTCCAATGGCTATCGTCATAGGGTTATGAATCATCATCATGGCAACAGGAGACATCTGCACCTCTGTTCCTGCCATCGCAATAACAGAAGCCGCCGATGCTGCCAGACCATCAATCTTGACCGTGACATTTCCCTTATAGTCCATCAGCATGTTATAAATCTGTGCGGCTGCGAACACATCACCGCCGGGAGAATTAATCCAAATCGTGATATTACCTTCACCTGCCAAAAGTTCCTCCCTAAACAACTTTGGCGTTACTTCGTCGCCATACCATGTTTCATCTGAAATTTCTCCATTTAAAAAGAGGGCTCTCTCGCCCTCATTTCTTACCCAGTTCCAAAACTTACGTTTCATTTCCTCCTGCCTTTCTGCAGCAAACCAGTATGATTCCGATTCGCCGCCTTTTATGCTTTTGGCTGCATACCTCCATCTGCTGACCGCATGGCAAAAGCTCCTGCATCCTTAAGCTTTGTTATACTTCCATTGACCAGATACAAATCTCCTCCTTCTTCAGCCGGGATCGGATTCATGTCCTCCATCAGACGGATATCATTGGCAGAAAGCCAGCCATTCTGCCGCCCTATGGAATACCCATTCATTCTGCTTTGGTAATCACCACGGAGCAGTCCGTCCACGTTCAATTTAATGAAATATTTCTGCTTTTCTGCCGGAAGAAGCAATGTCTTGCAAAGCACCTGTTCCCACCGTACCACCCACGGATCCAGCGTGTATTTCACAAACTCCAGGGACTGCTGGTCAATGTTGGAAAAGCTGGACTTCTCCAGGTCTCCTACCATATGGGGCGGTATCCGGTACAGCCTTGCAATCTCATTAATCTGGAATTTCCTTGTTTCCAGAAACTGTGCTTCCTCCGGCGGGATGCCAATCTGTTGGTATTTCATTCCTTCTTCCAGTACCGCCACTTTCCCTGCGTTGCGGGAGCCGCCATATACGGAATGCCAGCTTTCCCTTACCTTTGCCGGATCCTTCAATACTCCCGGATGCTCCAGAACGCCGCCCGGATTTGCACCGTTGGCAAAGAAACTAGCACCGTATTCCTCACAGGCCAGAGTCATACCCACAGCGTTCTTGGCCATGGCAATGGGAGAATAACCTACCAGACCATCAAAGCCAAGACCGGGGATATGCAGCACCTCCTGCTGCCTTAAGTAAATTTCTCCATTTTTCTTGAAGTTTGGGTTCTCGTCTGAGTTCCTGGAATAGATGTAATAAATCTCTCCATTATCTGCCCGGTCAACCTCGATTTTGTCAGGTAAAAGCGGGTAAAGACCAATCACCTGCCCTCTGCCGTCTCTTATAATTTGTGCGTAGGCATTACCCCAGACTAAAAGATGGCTCATCAACGTTTCCCGAAATACAAAGGAGGTCATTTCCTCATTCGGTTCATCATGAAGGAGGCGGTAAAGCGGATGGTCATACACTCGCTTCTTTCCGGTATCCGTATATTGATAAATGTGAAGCGGCAGTGATGCCACTGTCTCTGCAAGAATCCGAACACAAGCATACACCGCCGTGGTCTGCATGGCGGTTCTTTCATTCACAGGCTTTCCACTTGTGCTTCTTCCAAAGAAAAAGGAATACGCTGAACCGCCGTAACTGTTCTTGGGCTTATCCCTTGCACCTCTGATTCCAAATAAATTCTTAAGTTCCATAATGTCTCCTCAAAAATGGCAAAAAGAAAGCACCTCCGAAGAGATGCCTTGCAAACTCACTGATAAACTGGTATTTATTAATAATTTTCTTCCAAAAAATTAGAGGGTAAGAAATCTAATTGATTATTTGGAATTCCAAGTGATTTTGCATAAATAATCATTTCATCCCAGCTCTCTTTTTCAACTGCATTAGTTGTATCCAATGATTGTTGATATACTGGCACAATTCCGTTGGCAGACAATTCAAATATTTTCTTTCGGTATACAATAATAGCTTTTTCTGAATTATAAAATGCAGCGTACCATTCCTTTTTTAACTTATTACTCATATTTGCCTGAATATTTAGTACAGCTTCTTGAATCTCTGATT